AGGACAGCAGCACCCAGGCTGTTGATGGCGTCACGCAGTGGCTGAGACTGGGTGTAGGCCAGGACGAAGAGACCAACCACCGCCCCGATTCCAGCTATCGCAGCTTCGACCGGAGCCCCGAGAGCTTCGAGCCCGGAGACCAGCCCACTGAACGCTACCTTCCCCAGCGCCTGCCCAAGAGCTACAACTGGCCCGACCGCCGCCTTAATGAGTCCCCCGAAGAGCAAGAACCCGAGGCCGATCCCGGCGATCTTCGCTCCGATCGGGTTGGCCGTAAGCGTCACCACCAGATCGGCCAGTGCCAGCACGAGGGTGGAAATTGCGTTGGCGAAGGTAGCCGCTGAACCTGATGCCGCCGCCCGATCTAGCACAACGGAGATGTCATCGAAGATCTTCGCCAGGTTCTGCCCGGCCCCGATCTTGATCTGATCAAATACCTCTGCGATACTGTGACCGACCTTGGTCAGTGTGTCGAAGAAATGCTGCAGTTTACTGGTATCAACATTGTTGAACGCGTTACCACCTGCGGTGAAGATCTTCCCCAGCATATCGAAAACCATGCTGGAGATCGTGTGCGCCTTATCGAAGAACGTGATCATCCGGTCCATGTTGGTGGTGTCACTCGTCCACGCCTTGAACCGATCAGCGATCCCAGCCAGGCTGGTGAACAACGTCGCACCAGCCGGAGCAGCAGCCCGGAAGACGTTAACGATTCCGGACCCGAAATTCGCAAGGACTGTGATGAACGCCTTGAAATTCGAAATCATCCGGTCCATGAACGAGGCCAGAGACCCACTGGCCTCAGCTGCCTGGAGGGTGGTCGCCGCCCACTGCCCGAACTTTGCGATGCCCTGTCCAATGAAATCGACAACCGGCTTCGCCGCGTTGAACAGGATCAGGAACGATGTGACCAACCCCTGAACACCAACCTTGAAATTACCCAGGAAGGTGGTGTTGGTGGCCAGGATGCCATTCAGGCGTGTCATGTTGTCGGCGCTGGCAAGAGTCTGGGCAACACCTCTGGCGACGTCTCCCATGGCCAGCCCGGTGGCTTTCAGGGCGTTACCGATACCTGGCAGCAGGGTGTCTTTCAGGATTGTGATCGCATCTGCGAACCCAGTTACCACCCCTGGTGCGAAGGTGGACGTCAAGGCGGTCTTGAAGTCATTCATCTGCGCCCGGAACGCTTTAGCCTGCGCCGATGTCCCGGTGAACGCCAGCTTCAGTAGACCCATGTTCAGGAACAGGGTCGCCATCCCGGCACCGGCTACCGTGGCAGCTCCGGCGATCCCCGGTCCGAGTGCGGCAGCGAAGTTGACGACTTCCCCAGCGAGTGCGGTGAGTACAGCTCCGAACCCGGACAATAGGGATGGCGCGAGCAGGACCAGACCGGAGATTGCTGCTTGACCCATGCGAGCGGCACCGATACCGAGGTTGAAGCTCTGCCCGAGTTCTTGCCCGATTTTCCCGAAATCCGTTCCAAGACCTGACCGTCTGCTGTTGACACCCTTCCTGACACCATCTCCAGCAGCTCGTCCGGCCGCTTCACCGGCTCGCCGGGTTTCATCTGAGAAGGCCTTCTCTCCATCCGCGAAACCTCGGGTGGCGTAATCGGACCAGTCTCTCCCGGCTTGCCGGAACGCCATGTTATGCAGGCCGAGGCTGCCGAGGAATTGCTGTCGTGCGTTGGTAGCGGAGTCCCGAAATGCCTTTGCGGTATCTGGAATGGAGCGGCGTACCCCGTCGTTGACTCCTCCCATGATCCGTTCACCGATGACTTGACTTTCAGCATCGATGACACTGCCATCACCCATGGCAAACACACGGCGGAACTCATTGTGGAAGAAATCTTCACCGGATCCACCACCGATTCCGGACCCAATGGCATGAGTGAAGCGGTTACCAGTTTCCCGTCCGATGTTGTCGGTGAATGAGGTGTTGCCCCCAGCACCAGAGGTGATGGCACGTCGGAGGGATCCTTCGATGTCAGCTCGAAGTCGATCTTCGTCGGCCGCGATTCCACTGGAGATGCCTTGCATGAACCGGTCACCGATGTCACGACCGGACCGGTCCAGACCGTTGACGTCCATCGCATGCTGGAAGTTCGCCAGACTACGGGCAGCGACATGGTCCCAACCTGCTCGGTCATTGACACCGTCTCCGATACCAGTGACAAACCTCTGCCCCAGGTGGGTACCGGCGTCACTGAGGACGCCATCTGAATCAGCGGTGAATCGCCGCGCAGACAGCTGGATCTCTTTGCCGACTTCCCGGGCCAGGTTGTCCCGGTTTTCTTGGACACCTTTGGCGACTGCGTTGCTGAGTCGCTGTCCGGCCGCTTCACCCTCGTGATCGATGTCAGCGTTGGCGTCGCTGAGACCTTGCTTGACGGCGTCCCGGATGTCGGCACCCAGTTTGTCCGAGATGACCCGCACCCGAACGATTGCTTCGCCCACTATGGCCACGGGGCCCACCGCCTTTCGGCTACTGCCTCCCGAGCAAGTGCGGAGGGATCATGGACAGATCAGGCCCCTGGCCATCCTGTTGCTCGGAAACCTGCTTGCCCCAACGAACGAGGTTGGTACGGAATCTTTCTCGGGCTTCATGCTCTTCAGCGGTGATCCCGGCCTGAGACTCCAGCCAGTCCTCGATTATCGTGTAGCCACGGTTGGCTCCGGCCTGAAGTAGGTCAACTCCGTGACGGAGGCACCATCCGTCAAGGCGTTCCCAGAAGGCGTGGCTGGTGATGAGCTTCCCGAGTTGTCTCCAGTAGGGCGGGCCGTGTACTCACCGGCCAACCACCCGGCGATTTCGGAGTAGGTCTCCACCGTGATCCCGGTGTCAGGGTCGTCCAGTAGGGACTTGAACACGGGGTACTCAGCGGGCACGATCGCGGACTGGTAGAGGCGCTCGACCATGGCCATGGCGGCGACTCCGGAGGCAGCTGAACTCGGCTCAGCCGCATCGTCCTTGATGGAGATGTCCGCGAATTCCAGGATCAGGCTCAGTGGGACGGTAGGGCGACAGTGGAACTCGCGGGAGTGGGGCTTCCCATCTTTCAGCCACTCCAGGGTGAAGGCGATGGGCTCGCTCTGTACGGCGACCCTGAACGTCTTGCTACTCATCTTGATCTCCATCTCATCTCTGTCAGATCCCGCTGGACCACGTACTCATGGCGGTCCGCAGCGCTCGCTCGGCCCAATGGTAAGCCTTGTTCCCGGGGTGGGATACAGACGGCAGGTGGACCACCCTGCCGACTTTGGCCCAGTAGAAGATCAGTTGGCCTCCGGCTTTTCGTGGCTGGATACGGTGCGGAAGTGTGCCTTGGTCGTTCCAGACGGCGTAACCGGTTCGCCCACCTGCGAGACCGGCTCCCGCACCTACCTTGACTTCGATTCCTCTTGCCCAGACACTTCGGGTTCCTACGGTGATGCTCTGTGCCAACCGCCCGGATTTCTTCCCTACCAGGGCGATCTGCTCTGTGCGAATCTCCCGGGCAAGCCGGATAACTGCCCTCCCAATGGGTCCGGTCCAGCCACGGAACTCATCCACTACCGGGGTGTAGATGATGACGGTGACCTGCGCCATCGCTTACTCCAGCCCACCAGCTGCAGGGATCTCTACGGTGGCGACCACGGTCTGGTACCCACCTTGCGGTGCCCCGATGTTGAAGACGAAGTTCGGTCCGATCTCCCCGAGCCCACGGATGACCGCGAGTACACATTCAGCATCATCTGCTGCGATCTTCGCGGACAGGGACATCTGATCGGCTGTTGGTGCCTTGTTCCCTCGGGGTACAGCTGGGGAGGTCCGAGAGACCACGATGTCGAACATCCCACACCACCGAAAGTCCTGGCAGGTGGTCAGAGCGATCGGAGGAGGGTTCGGTGTCCACGATGAAATCAGCACGGCCACCTGCTCACAGTCCACGGGCAGCGGGGCGATGTAAACGATCTGCCTGGAGGGAAGTTCCACTCCACGCTCTGCAAACGCCTGCACGGTCCTCTGAAGCAGGTTCTCGGCCATCTCATAGAGCGTGGTGTCGTTCCGGGGCACGTACTGGGACAGTGTGTAATCTGGGGTGCCTTTCCGGATGTACTGGATCTCCGTCATGCCGGTGCCCAGACCGGACGCACCGTCTGAATGGACACATTCTCCGGGGGTGGACTGTCCGGAGTGAAGACTGCACTCGGCCTCGATGCCCGGCGTGGGTTCACCGAGGCCAAGTACAGGTCTACGGAGGGAAGGCCCGTCTTCCCATCCCGTAGATAGTCCTGCGGGTTGAGCAGGGTGTAGCTGATACCCTCCCGCTGGACGGATGTGGTGCGTTCCGGTAGTTGACACTCTCCGCAGTCCTGGCAGCCGTTGGTCTCCAGCCAGAGCTGATGCGCAAACCAAAGCACAGCACGGCGTGCACTTGCTGTGATGGTGCTGCCGAACTGGTAGGTCACCCGAATTCGGACTGACCGAACAAGTCCGGGATCGTTGTCCCGGTAGCCGTATCCGTTGCCGTACTCATTCCCGTAGTACGGCATGACAGAGTTACTCCACCAAGAGTTCGGGAACCCGACCCCACACCGGTTCTCGAACCGGATGTTGTCGTTCGCGAGTTTCCAGCCATCCAGAATCGGTGTCAGTTCATCTTCCAGCACCATGTCTATTCCAGTCACTCTCCGGATGGGGGTGTAGTTCGGGGACAGCCGATGTGCACGTGGAGAGGCTTGGAAGTCCTCCACAGCAATACCGGCGGGGTGCACTCGGAACGCGGTGAGCTGCGTCAAGATGTCACTGGCGATCGTCAGAGCTTCGGTGATGGGATCAATCTCTTCGATCACCGGGTACCCGTGCTCGGAATGCGGCTCCTTGCCGTACACCCCCGAGACGACAGCAGATCTGATGGCCGGACTTGTTGGATCAACCCACAGCATATTTCGATCCTCTCATGACAAACGCCCTTCCGGCGGGGCCGGAAGGGCGTTTGTCGTAGCTCCGTGAATCAGGCGATACCCGTGGCCCATGCACTGCCGGTCCAGTGCGCCCGAGAGGCGTCCGCGAGGTTGACGAACTGGCCTGTCGTCCACGCAGTGGTCGGGACTGCGGTGACACTGGACAGTCCTGCCAGGTTCGCGGGGTTGGCCGCACCTGCTGGCAGGTAGTGGCCAGGGTCTCCAGCAGTTGCACTGGTAGCCGCGATGACCGACCCAGGTTTGCGTCCGTACTCCCAGGAGTTGCCGTCCCAGTACGCTTCCGAACTGTCTGCCAGCACCACGTACTGCCCGGTGGCCCAGGCAGTGGTGTTGCCCAAGGCTCCCAAGTCAGTCAGAGCACCGAGGTTAGCCGGACGGGTGGCATCGATCGGGGTGTATGACGCCGGAGCGCCAGAGGTGATCGCGGTGACTGGGATGCCCAGGTTGGCGAAGCATCCCTTCAGTCCGATCGGAGCGGCCATAGTCCGGGCGTACAGGTACGGACGTTCGGTGTAAGTCGGGAACCCCCAGTCGAACGCACCTGCCGCAGGGGCAGGCGAGACGTCGGTCAGGTTCAGGTTCGGGCCTCGACCGAATGCAGCGTTACCGCCACCACTACCGGCGAAAACCGTTGCCAGGTTCCCGTTCTGGAGGACCCGGTCCCCGTTCAAGCTGTACTTCTGGAATGGCAGAACGTAGTGCCAGTAGGGGGCCACGTTCGCGGCCTTACCACCGACTACGGCCTGTGCCCAGATCTCCACCGCGACACCGTAGGGGTTGGCCTCGATCCCTACATGTTCCGAAGCGTAGCCAGCGGCTACCTGATCACCACTCTGCGCCCCAACCGGTGCCAGAACTGAGTTGAACTCAGCTTCCAGCACCTCACCGCCGACGAGCAGCTGCGTGAGAATCGGGTCAGGGTCACAGATCTCCAGTGAGCTGGTCACGTTCTTCAAGGTGTCTGGCATCTTGAAGTACGTGCAGACCTCTCCAGCTGCGTTGGTGATCTGGATTTCGTTCCCCGTGGAGTACTGGGGTGTGAACGTGAACTGGATGAACCCACCAGACAGGTAGACATCACAGCTCGTCCCGACAACCGGCGCACCGTCCGGGCCCAGGCGAGTCACTCGAATCGCCAGGCCCCGGACGCTGGCCGCGTTGTCCTGAATGTATGCCATGGTTCGTTATCCCTTCTGAAAGTTGTTGTGAGAGAAGGGAATCAGCCAGCAATCCAGCCCTGAGCCTTACCGGTGACGTCGATCGCGGAGGTGATCCACAGGGACTCACAACCGATGTTGACGACACTTTCGAAGGTCTCGCTGAACTGCATGTAATCGTTGACCCGGACCAGACCGGAGTCCCGGACGATACCCAGGTCCAGGCTGCCGCCGTCCAGGTGCAGCCACGTTCCCTCCGGGAACAGAGCCCACTGGACCGACGTCGGCCATGCGGGAAGAGCAGTCGTGGCCTCCGTGAAGAACCCGCCGCCCAGGGTGGCCGGGACAGCGGAGTCCAGCGCCCAGGTGACGTTGATCCCCCGCTGGGAGAAGAACGACCGGATCTCGTCGTCGGAGACACCGAAGAACTCCGAAGGGGTGTTGCCCTCGAACGGAGCCTTGATCAGGTCCCCACGGAGAACCTCCACCACCCAGGACGGCATGATCGCCCGCAGCGGAACGCCCTTGATGCGGTACCGATCTCGGAAGTAGATCGCGGCCCGACCGATGACGTCCATCAGGTCACGAACCGCACCGAGCGGTGTACCGGAGTCGGTGATCTGCTTGGAGTCGGCCTTGATCTGAGCCATCAGTGCGGAATCCGCGAGCCGGGCCTGAGCGACCATGGCCAGCTGGTTGTTGCGGACCACGGTTTCCGGGAAGATCCGGGACTGCAGGACCCCGAAAGTCAAACACATGGTGATCGCCTGCAACTCGGCGGTCTCCTCCGGCGGGCAGTTGATCCGGGCACACACCTTCCACGTACTGGGGGTGTCAACGGTAGCGGCCTCGTCATCGGCGCAGGTCCAGAATCCGAGCGCACCCTGCAGGTCCGCGAGGGCCGGGCCCTTGAAGAACCGGATGCCACCGCGCTCGGCGCGGAACGACGGGAGGGAGTCGCGGACCGGGCGGTCCGTTACGCCGCCGCAGTCGAACAGGTCATAGCGGGTGACCAGAGGAGCGCAGCAACCGCCGGAAGCCTGAATGGACTCCGGGTTGGTGATCTCCTCGATCTTCTCCATGTTCTTGAACGGGTCGTTCATCCCGAGCGTCCGGGACTCCGGTGCCTCGGACAGCTTGATACTGGCGACCAGCACCTGCTCGCCATCGCCACCGTGAACCCGGTTCAGGGCCTTCAGGCGACTCGCGAATGCGTCCGCGAACTGACGGGAGTCGGAGAACTCCTGGCCGACGTTGATACCGGAGAGGTCTGCTCCGGCGTAGACCCGCGCTTCACCGGCCGATGCGATGATCGGCTCGTTGCCCCGGGGGACGGCAACAGTTGCGCTAGCGGCCACTGGGGTTCCTTCCTGTACTTCGACGGTTTCTGCCACGACCGGTGCCGGTGCGGGAACTTCTGCGGGAGTTTCTGCCTCAACAGCAACCTCTTCCACGACCGGTTCCGGGGCGGCAGTGGGCTTTTCTGGCTCCACGACAGCTTCCGGCTTCAT